TTGTGGATCACATCTACGCAAGGAGGCTCGACCATGGGCGCGACAGCAGCAGCAATCGCTGAATACTTCGGATCGGCAGCAGCGGCTGAGGGGGCGGGCGCGGCCGCAGCGTCGGCTGGAACTGCGGCAGGCACTGCCACTGCGGCAGAACTTGGTACCGCGGCGGCAGCGGACTATGCGGCTGGACTCATTCCTGCGGGCGCTGCGGGCGCTGCGGAAGCCGCTGGGGGCACGTTGGGGATCACCGCCGGGGGCGCTGGCACTGCCGCAAAACTCGCCGGCCAGTACGCCGTGCTGAAAGCCATGATTCCCAGCAAGCCCGGTGTCGCCCCTGTTGTTGGGATGCCAGACGCGAAGGCCCAAGCGGAAGCGCGGCGCCGATCGTTGGCGGATCAGATGACGCGCCGCGGTCGAGCGTCGACGGTGCTCACTTCTGACAAACTTGGGGGCTAGACCATGGACGCAAAAGCCTTGCACGAATTGGCGGAAGACCTGTTCACCAAGAAGGGTCCGCTGAATTCCCTTCATCAGGAAATCAGTGAGAATTTTTACGTCGAACGTGCCGATTTCACCACCGGACGCTCCATGGGGACCGACTTCGCCGCCGATCTGTTGACGAGCTACCCGCTTCAATGCCGCCGAAGCCTTGGGGATCAGTTCTCGGTGATGCTTCGCCCGACGGCTCGGCCGTGGTTTCATACCTCCATTCGACACGTGGACATGGACGGAACGGACAACGAGACCAAGGCGGCCCTGCAATGGTTCGAGCGCACGCAGCGGCGCGCGATGTACGACCCGATCGCCAAATTCACGCGGGCGACGAAGGAGGGCGACCACGACTTCGCCGCATTTGGGCAAACCGTCATTTCGGTGGAGATCAACAAACTCGGGAACGGGATGCTGTATCGCTGCTGGCACCTGCGCGACATGTGCTGGCAAGAGGACGAAGAGGGCAACATCGCGACGGTGTTTCGGAAGTGGAAGCCGACCGCGCAAACGCTGGTGCGGATGTACCCGAAGACGGTGGATGCAAAGGTCACGAGACTGGACGCGATCAAGCCTTTCGAAACGGTCGAGTGCATTCACATGGTGGTCGCTGGGGACATGTACGACAAGACGATTCCGCGTGGAATGCTGCGCTGGTCAATCGTCTACGACATTGCGAACAAGACGATCCTCGAAGAGACTCCGATCTGGGGCCGGTACTACGTCATTCCCAGGTGGCAGACCGTGTCTGGGTCTCAGTATGCCTACAGCCCGGCGACGGTCTGTGCGCTGCCCGATGCGCGGCTGATCCAGGCCATGACGATGACGCTGCTCGAGGTGGGCGAGAAGGCAGCGAACCCGCCAATCGTCGCAACGCAGGACGCGATCAAGTCGGACATGGCGCTTTATGCGGGTGGCGTGACCTATATCGACGCGGACTACGACGAGCGCACGGGAGACGCGCTGCGCCCGCTGGGGCAGGACTTCCGCGGGCTCACCTATGGCGTGGAGATGAACCGCGACACGCGCGAGATGATCTACTCGGCCTTCTACCTGAACAAGTTATCACTACCGGAGCGCACGGCGGCGATGACTGCCTATGAGGTGGGGCAGCATGTGCAGGAGTATGTCCGCAATGCGCTGCCGCTCTTCGAACCGATGGAGGCCGAGTACAACGCCGCGTTGTGCGATGAGACATTCGATGTGCTGTCGCGACGCGGAACATTCGGCGATCGGCGCGGGTGGCCGAAGGCGTTGCAAGCGGCTGAAATTCAGTTCACGTTCGAGAGTCCGTTGCACGATGCGATCGAACAGCAGAAGGGGCAAATCTATCAGCAGGCGCAGCAATTGATGGCGGGCGCGATCGCGATTGATCCGTCCACTGCGTTTGTCCAGAAGGCGGAAGTCGCGCTGCGCGATGCGTTGAACGGCATCGGCACGCCGGCCCGTTGGCTGAACAGCGAATCGTTCGTCAAGGAAGCGAAGGCGGCGCAGGCGCAGCAGCAGGAAAAGGCGCAGACCTTGGCCGCAATGCAGCAAGGCTCCGAAGTCGCCAAGAACCTGGGCCAGGCCGGAGTGATGCAGGGCGGCGTTCCGGTAGCGGCGCCGGCTTGAAACGATGGCACGACGCACGCCCGAGGAACCGCCAACCAAGCCGCGCGAGTTCAAGCCGCTGCCGCAAGTGCCCGCCGCGCAGCCGGCGGTGCTGCCTCTGGCCGTGGCCGTGGCGATCAAGGCCTTGAACGATGGTCGCGCGAGCGATCACCAGCAGCGCATGGCGTTTCAATGGATCGTGTTCGAAGCTGGGGGCAAGGCGCAGTTTCCGTATCACCCAAATGATCGCGACACGACATTCGCACTGGGTAGACTTTTCGTGGCGGACCAAATCCTCGGAGCGGTTCGCGTTGATGTGGCAACCCTGAAGGAGGGATGAGATGGCAACAGATGACACGGTCGTAACGGCCGCACCAGCGCCCGCCGCGGCGCCAGCAGCTGGACCCGCGCCGGCGGCCCCGGCAGCAAGCCCTGCTCCTGGGCCAGCGCCAAGCCCGGCGCCTGCCGCAGGCGTGGCAGCCTCTGACGATGGCGACAAGCCCGGTTACTGGGCGCCGGACTGGCGCGAGAGGCTCGCTGCTGGGGACGGGAAGACGTTGGCCCAATTGCAACGCTATGGCTCGCCCGAGGACGTGTGGAAGAAAGCTCGGGCGTTGGAGTCTCGGGTCTCGGCCGGAGAGCTAAAGCCGACGCTGAAGAAAGGCGCATCGGTCGAAGAAATCGCCGAGTACCGCAAGAGTCACGGTATCCCTGACAAAGCCGACGCCTACGATCTGAAAGGCGTTGCGATCGACGACAGCGACAAGGCGCTCATCAACAAGGTGCTTGAAGCGGCCCACGGCGTGAATGCTTCACCCGACGTCGTCAAGGCCATCGTGGGCGTCTGGCCGCAACTGAAAGCCGAGGCTGCTGCGCATCAGGCCGGTGAAGACTTGCGAATCCAATCCGCCAGCGAAGACACGCTGCGCGCCGAGTGGGGCACGGAGTTCAGGCGCAACATGGGATTGGTGCATCAATTGCTGGACGGCTCGGGATCGACGGACATGAAGGAAAACATGTTGTCAGGGCGATTGGCCGATGGAACGCCAATCGGCAGTTCACCCGAGGCGTTGAAGATGTTGCTCGGCGTTGCGCTGACGCAAAACCCGACTGGCTTGGTATTGCCTGGCGGCGGATCGGACCCGACCGGTTCGATCAAGGAGCAGCTCGCAGCGATTTCGAAGTTCCGGCGCGAGAAGCGCGGCGAGTACAACAAGGACACGGCGACGCAGGTCAAAGAGCGCGAACTCATCTCTGCGGCTCAGCGAATGGGCATCATGGACGATCAAGGCCGGATGAAGGCTTGAACGCATTCAAACACTGATCCTTGACAACTCGGCGAGTGCAATCGGACACTCGCCCCTGCAAGACCCACGCGAGGCGCCGAAAGGCCTCGTCCAGCGCCGAAAGGACACCCTGGGCAGCCGCCATGACGGAAACCCCGAGCGAACGGTTCACATCCGATCGACTTCGTCAATGCCTTGCTGAAATAGCGGGGCCAAGGGGAATATCATCTCTGATTCTGCATTCCAAATTCAGTACCGTCAGGAGTACGTCGAAGCATTCGAGCAGAACCAATCTCTGCTTCGCGATACGGTCACCACCGACGCGGTGATCAAGGGCCAGCAGGCCGTCTTCCTGGTTGCAGGTTCCGGTGGTGCATCCGCCCAGACCCGCGGCATCAACGGGCGTATTCCAGCCCGCAACGACAGCAACACGCAAAACACCTGCACGCTGGCAGAGTGGCACGACCTCGTTCGCAAGGACGGGTTCAACGTGTTCGCGTCGCAAGGCAACCAGCGCGCGATCATGCAGATGACGACGATGGCGGTGATGAACCGCAAGATCGACGATCTGATCATCACCTCGCTCAACACCGGCACCGTGGCGATCGGCAGTGCAACGACCCTGCCGTCGGTGAACCTGTTCCAAAACGCCCGCGTGAAACTCAGCAACGCCTCGGTGCCGTGGGACAGCAACATTACGCTGCTGTGCCAGCCGTCATTCCTGGGCTACTTGGAGCAAGCGCCGGAGTTCTCCAGCGCGACCTACGTGCAACTGCGACCGTATGCCGGGGACACGCCGAGTTGGCGCGATCAACCGCCGGCCTATCGGTGGCGCAA